AGTGCCGGATCGCTCCCGAGGAAAATCCCGGCGTGATTGGGGAAAACAGTCCGCCCCACCTCCATCACGATCATGTCGCCGCGCTGTGGCTGGTCGACCCGATAGAAGCCGGCAGCCTCGCAATTGGCTTCATACAGGCTGATGTTTTCTTTGCTCTCCCACCAGCCATCGGCACGCTTGAAAGCTTCAAACTCCAGCCCCCACTCCCGCTTGTACCAGTCAGCGCAGACCTGCCAGCAATCCCAAGCCCCGTGCACGAACGGACGCTTGAGCAGCGGTACCTCTCCGGATGGCATCACCGTTCGCAGGTCGCCCTCGGGCCAGCTCAGGATGTGCCAAGGCAGCGCCGTAGCCTCGCACATGGCCAGGTCGCGCGCTGACGGGCGGCTGGTCGCGTCCGGGTGCGAATGAACCACACCGATCACCTCGCCGATATCCTCGGCCGCGGCGTACTCCTCCGGATCGATCCGAAACTCTTCGTTCGGCTCGGTGGAGACGTTGCGGCACGGGTAGTACTGCTGCTTGCGACCGATGCCCAGCAGCAGGCCGCAGCACTCTTTCGGGTACTCGGCAGCTGCATGCGCCTGGATCGCGCTCAAGATGTACTTTCGCATGGTCAGCTCCGGGCAATCAGGGATACAGCAGGGAAGCCACCATGGCTGAGAGGGTTCCCCTTCCCGAACCGGCATTCGCACCCAGTCGTAAGGAGCCCATTGCACTGATCCGTTTCGGGGTCACCCGTAGGATTTCCGTCCATGTCGAAATAAGGGCCGGTGTATTGGCAATTCGGACCTCTATAGCCGCCCGTCAGCGCCCAGTGGCATAAGGTTGTCGCCGGCCTGCCAACAGACTCGCCTCCAACATCGCCCGGGCTCGCCAACTCCCAACTGACTGTCTCGCCGTCCTCGTTGGTCTTCTGGTCGATGTACCAGACTTCGATCGTCTCCTGAGTCGGGTCTGCCGTGGGGTTACCGGCCGGGAAGTTCTGCTCATCCAGATACGTGCCCAGCGTGTGGCGCATCGTCAGCTTAAAATCCGCAAGGTCTTGGAACGCCAGGCAAAGCGCGGTGATGCGCCCGTTGACGTTGCCGACGGACAACGTCGGCCGCACGGCTGTGCCGTCGCCATTCGCCTCGATGCCGTCGATCTGCATTGGCCAGGCACCGTACTCGTTCCCCTGCCACCAGATAGCTTTCGCAGGCAGTTGATCGGCATCGGCGCCAGCGGCAATCAGCTCTGCCGGAGTGTGCGGGATCGCGTGCCCGTGGAAGCGCAAAACGTCCGCGCCATAGTCCGTGCCGTCCAATTCAAAGAGCAGCACTTCGCTGCCAGGCTCAAGCACCTGGATGTCACTGATCAGCGGCATGATTGCCCCTTATGGATGAAAAGCCCGCTCGAAAGTGGCGGTGAGCTTGAAAACTCCGCCACCCATAGGTGTGGGAGCGGGATTTTTGCAAGTGAACAGACCGAGCTGGCCGAGTGGGGTTGTCCAGAGGAAAGCCTTTGCCCCAGCGTGCCGGTCGAGGAAGTCCATAATCTGCAACACCTTGTCCTCTTGGCCGGTGAAGGTGATCGGATAGGAGTCCTCTTTGTTGTTCGGACCGTCTCCGACACTCTGCGCGTAGCCGCCACCGAACTTCGAAGTGCGCACCCGATAATTGATATCGGGTGTCCCCCCGCGCTCGGTTGGCCAGGTGAATTTCTCGATGGCCATCAGCCCCTCCCATTTGTCAGGCGCCAGATTGATCCGCCCGGCTGAAGCGCTCGTGCAATCGCAGTTTCCGCTTCGGTTTTGGCTGCCTGCTGGATGCTTTTTCCAAGCTGGTTGGTTGCCTCTTGCGAAACTCCCGCCCCGTCGCTCGCAGAGGTCTGCACCGAGACCGCCACCGGAAAGTTGTACGTGTTGCCGCCACCGCCGGACATTGCGGCCAGTGCAGGCCCGCCGCCGGTCGTCAACGGCGTGACGCTACCGCCGTTGGCACCGGTCATCAGGAACGACCGGCCGCCCTCGTTGTACAACTCGGGCCCCAGCTCGTTGACTTCGTATAGCGAGTTGGCCGCGACCGGGCCGCCAACTGCTCGATACCCCGAAAAGTCGACGTTTGTGTATCCAGCCTGCGAGGCACCAAGATTCGACGAGGTAGCGCCAGCAGAACCTGCAGCCAGCCCGTTACCCGTACCACTGCCAGTGAAGTAATTGGTAGCGGCACCAACCAGGCTGCTGAGCAATGCCGAGCTCGCCTGCCGCGTGGCGATCCGCGCCATGTCGGCCAAGATCGACTTGGCGAAATCGGAAAACGCGAACTTGCCTGATATGGCGAAGTTCGCGACTGCGTCCTCCATTCCGCTGAAAGCGTTGGTGAACAGGCTTTTCGTCTGCCCGGCCATGTCACGTGCCGATTCCAGGTAGTTCTGCCACGCCGACGATGCGCCGGCGCTCCAGTCGCTCTGGGCGGCGGTCATGTCGTCATAGTTGGCCCGCACAGTGTCGTGCAGGTCCTGTTGGGTGGCTTTCAGCGCGGCCAGCTTCTGGGTGTACTCGTCGAGGCTCATGCCGCGCGAGCCGTCGCCGTATTGGTTGGCCAATTCCAGGCGCTGCTGGTTGAAGCGGTCGTCGATCCCGTTCTGCTGATCAGTCAGCGCACGCTGCCGATCACCCTGACCGAGGCTCGATGCTGCGCGCAGGCCCTGCTGCCGAAGCGTGTAGACCTGCTGCTGCAGGGCACTGGTGTACGTGTTGACCGCGAGGGTCTGCTTGCGCAGGCGCCCTTCCTCGTTGGTGGCGATGATTGCCAGCTCGCTGTCGCTGTCCTGCTGAGCCTTGACCATGGCGGTGTGGGCATCGGCGATCTTCTGGTCGATCTGGATAATCTGAGCACCAGTGGTGCCCTTCTTGGTCTTGGCAGCTTCGAGCGCATCGATCTCCGCCTGGTAGCCCTGGGCAACTTCGTCGGCCTGCTGCTTCAACAGGCTGATCCGCTGCTCGGTGTAACTGGCCTGGCTGATCACGCCGGCGCGTTGGGACGCTTCCAACTCCTTGTCGGCGTTTTTGTAGTAGGCCAGTGTTTCGGCCAGTGCGTTCTTCGCGTTGTTGAAACCGGTGGTGTCAACACTACCGGCCGGGGCCTTGGGGTCCTTGAACTGGTCGTTGATGTTCGCAATGTTCTTATCGATGGCCGCCTGGTTCAGCCGGGGATCCGTCGGAGCGACCTTGCGAATGTCGTCGAGCTGCTTTTTGTATTCCTTAAGTGCCTCCGCGCGCTTTTGCTCATTGCTGTATGCGGACTTGGTCAGCGCATCCACTTTGCCCATGGCGACAACTGCATCACCCTGGGCCTTTGCCTGCTCACCTTCCCATTTTGCGATGTCAGCAGCTGCAGCCTTCTGGTCTTCCAGCATGTTGAGCTGGTTGCTATAAAGCTCGACCATTTCTTTCTGGTTTTGAAACGCCCCGACATCTCCGGCCTGAGCTGAAGCCAAATTGCGCCGAGCCTGCTCGATATCAGCATCGATATCGGGCCGTCCGATGTTCCTCAGGTTATCCGCTGCCCGGGCGACAGCGTTGTAGCCTTTCTCCCAGAAGCTTAAGTTTTCGAGAATCCTCGGCGTGCGCTCGTTGATGGCGTCGGCGTATTGTTCCGTCGCCAGTTTAACCGCGCCAGCGTGGTCGCCTTGCTTCTCCAGTGCAGCAATCTGCGAGTAAACCGACGCAGTCAGATAGTGGTACTGCTCATTCAGCGCAGCAGACGCCTTTACCGGATCGTCTGCGAGCTTGGAGAACTCGGCGACCGTCTCGCTTATGGCCTTGCCGGTCGCTTCCTGCATCGACACAGCGGCCTGGGTGATGCTCGTGAAGCTTTCACCGGCGATCTTGCCATTGTCGGCCAGCAGTGCCAACACAGCTGCCGCTTGCCCGGTGGTGCCAACTGTTGCACTGACCTGACGAGCCATGTCGCCAAGTTGGCCAGCACTCACACCGGCGTAGTTGCCGGTCAGGATCAGTGACTTGTTGTAGCTGTCCTGCTCCTCGCTACCTTTGTAAAACGCGTATGCGAGACCACCTACAGCCGCGGTTGCCAGCGCGAGCGGTCCGAGGATAGCGAGCAACCCTGCAGCGCCTTCGCCCGCTCCGGCCCCCAACTGAGCGACCGCACGAACACCGCTACCCCAGTCACCCGAGGACAGCGCATTTCCCAACTGAACGACGTTTTCCTGTGCTTGCCGTGTCCCGAGGCGCAGCTTGTCGAAACCGGTGGTGGTTTTGTTGAGCTTGTCGTAGTCCTTGTCGATCTTGCCCAGGGCGGAGTTGTACTCCTCCTGACTGATCCGGCCGGCATCCAGATGTTTGCCCAGATCCTCAACCTGTTTGTCCAGTTTGGCCAGTGCTGCCCGGGCCGGGTCGATTGCACCCAGCAGGTTGTTCAGGGCTTTCTGTTCATCCAGCGTCGACTTGGCGAGCGCCGCTTGCTGCTTGTCCAGTTGCGCGGTGATCTTGGTGAACTCGGCCTCGCCGTACGCACCGGTTTTGGTCAGCTTCGCTAGGTTCTCGCGCTGCTTGGCCAGTTCCTGCGTGGTCGTCGCGCCTTTCGACAGCGACTTCTCCAGTGCCTGCATTTCGTTCATCAGACCGACGGCAGACTGTTCGGCGCGATCGCCGGCCTTGGTCAGCTTGTCGAGATCGGTCGCAGCGTTGGCGGCATCAGCCGAATCGACCTTGATGCCGAGTTCTGCAATGTTCATCGACTCACCTTGAATAAGTGCCCGTTCTCACGGGCTGTTGTCGCGGACTTCCGCCATGACCGCGATGGCTTCCGACTCCATCACGCGGATATCGCGGAACACGCCGGGGCGATCCTTCGCCGGGATGCCGACTAGCTTCATCACGTTGGGCAGAACCCCGTAATCGAGCCCGGTTGCGCCGCATGCGCCAGTGCGCCACTGGGTCCCCATTGCGTCCATGACGAGGAAGGACGGCCAGTTGTCCGGCCAGACTTCAACGGTCTCGTCGTAGTCCTCCGGCGAGAAGCCGAACAAAGCCATTTGCTCTGCCGATCCTTCGGACTCATACAGCGCACGGGCGGCGGCGGTCAGTTTCCCAAGCGGGCCTTGCCGAAGGCTTCGCTGTAGGCCTTCACCACGGCATCCGATACGCCGATGCAGCTCTTCACCAACGCGGTAATCGATTCATCGCTGAGTTTGTCGGTGAAGCCCCAGGACACAACCAGGTCCTTGATCTGGTCGACGCCCTGCTCAACCTCTGCAGCCGTGATCTCAGAAAGCGTCGGCTCAGTTCCCTTGAAACGCTCGCCGATGGCCTCCGCCCTTTCCTTCCAGGTATCGAACAGTTCAGCCAGCGCAGTGCGGTCACGGTATTTGAGCGTGAACGGCACCACCGCCGGCTTACCGCCGACCTGAGGAATGGCCACATCAACGGTGAACGTCGGCTTCGGCGCGATCGAAAACTTTGGCATGGGAGCCCCTTAGGCGTTGTAGCGGGTTGGGCGGGAAGCGAACGAAAGAGTGATGGTCCGCGTCATGATGTTGTTGCGGCTCAGGGTCGGCGTCGCGGTGATCGACACATAGGCGTAGTAGTAGATTGTTGCGCCGCCTGGAAGATTTGCGCGGATCAGGCGCGGCTCTTTATCTTCGTCGGCGGCTTCAACGAGTGCGACGTATGCCTGGGCTGGATCATCCGCCACCGGCAGGGTCATGCTGCTGGCCGACTTGGTGGTTGGCAGCTGACGGTCATCGTCGTCTTCGAGGAAGCCGTAGGTGAGGAACTGCTGCTCGCCGCCGTTCGCCGCTGGCTCGGTGATTTGTGAGATCTGTGTCCAGCCCGAAGCCCCGCGAACTTTGCCGGCGCCGGAACCAGCCGGGTAATTTTTGACGCTGGTGGTGTCGATGCCTTCCGCCGCGAATTCGCCGGTGTCGGAGTCGATGACGCGTGCCGGGCGGCCGTTCAGCTTCGCCCAGGCGGATTCGATGATGATCACGTCGCCATCGGCCAGTCCGTGGGCTGCAGCAGTGAGGACCGCCGGCTTGGCATTGCTGATCGCGGTGAATGACTTGGCGGTGCTGAGGGTGGCCGCGATCTCAAAGGTGGTGCCGTTGGGAATCTTGACGCTCATGGGGTTTCCTCTTTGCAGAAATGACAAAACCCGCTCAATGGCGGGTTCCGGGTTGCCCAACGGGCGGGTTTAGTTGGTGTCGGCTCGGTACTGGAACGACACAGGGACAGTGAAGGTGGTGCCGTCTGGAATTCCAGGACCTGGGTCTACCGGGCTCATGGTCACCACGGTAAGCGCTCCTTTCGTGATGCGCTCGTACAGAGGGAACAGCGCGGCAATCTGGTCGGCTATCGCGCCGGCCGCGCCACGGAACTTGCCGGACGGTGTCACGATGCTGACCTGAAACACTCCGGTGAACAGCTTGTGGTCACCAGCGAGCGTGTTGCTCGCGGTGTCACCCGGTAGCGTGAATGACTTCAGGTATGTGACACCGTTTGGGGGCGTGTAGGCCTCGTTCTCGACGACGACCTTCAGCGGCACCGGTAGCGCCTTCGCCCAGGCGATCAACTTGGCTTCGTAAATCGAGGCGATAATGTTATGGCTCATGATTGGGATCTCGTCACCAGAGCCGGCGACTTCTCCTGCAACCATTGTTGCTGGGAGCAGGAAGCGCACTGATGCAGAAAGCGAGGAGGCATGCTCATTTGCATCGGTGCATCCTCCACACCAACCAATCGCCCTCCGCAGTCACATAAGCCATATCGAAGGAACGTGTGAACCGGAATTTCTTCGTACTTCATACCTGGTTGTTCCTGATGGCCTCCAGCACGATCTGCTGGAAGCGGGCCACGGTGATGCGGACCATGCCGCTGGGTGCTTGGGTCGAGTGTCCGAACTCCAGCGGAATCGCGTACGGCAGGTTGTTGATGAGGTAGGCGGTCTGCCCGGCAGTGAAGTCGCTCACGGCTGAAACCAACGCGGCAATCGTCTCCTGGCCACCGGGGTCAACCTCGTCAAATGTGACGTTCTCGACGACATCAATCGAAAGGTGCCAGTTGGCCCGGAACCGCCCCCCGACGTACCCTTCTGGTGCAACGATATCCATCCCGTCGTTCAGCTTGCGACCCGCCTTAAGTCGGCCCGCTTTTGTCAGGTTGGCGGGATCGCTGCGAAGGTCGCTGTTGTGATCGTCGACGGCCTTGTTGTACTGGCGGGCCACGGTGTTCTGCGCCCAAATCTCCGGGTTACCCACCGGTGACATCCGGATGACGCTACTGCCGACCTCGATGATGATCTCGCGGAGGCTGGCGTCGATGGCCTCCGTGGCCTGGGCTGCGAATTCGGCAAGGCTCAACGCGAAACTGCCGGATTGTCCGGCGCCGGCCCGGCTCACGATCGCACCTGCAGCTCATACAGAATCGGCGTGCCCGCCGGGTTGATCTCTTTCAGCGGCGGGACGATTGACCAGGTGCGGCCTTGAACGATGATTTTGTTCAGCAGATCAGGCGCCCATTCAAGCCCCTGCGCGGCGATCTTGAGCTTCTTGTCGCCCTGCTTGATCAGGCTGTTGTTCTGGAATTCTTGACCGGTAAAGTCGAGCAGGATGCCTTGGGCAGTCTGCTCAGTGATGGTGTCCGGCGGCGCGGTTCCGGTTTCCGGGTCGTACTCGCCGACGGTGATTGCCCGGATGGTCACGGGCTGGCCGAACTCTGTGATCATCTCCAGAGCCATCAGGGCCATTTCGTCGTAGAAGGTGGCCATGGTTGTCTCCAGTTCGGCTATGCGCGCACCGCGAACAGCCCACGTTTCTGTAGATAGTCGGCAAACTGCGTGGCGCTCGGCCGATCTGGCGCCGCTGGCAGCAGTCGCCCGCTGGTGTTCGGGATCGTCGCATACTCGCGAGTCACCGCGCCCTCAACCCGCTCCAGGGTAATGGCGCCTTTCCGCTTCTCCACCGGGTCGATGTCGTCCTGATGAATCTCGGCGGCCAGGGCCATCTGCCCATACTGGATCCGCGCCGGCAGGTAGTTGTCGGGCTTGATCTCGTAATCCAACTCAATACTGCGGCGCGGCCAGGACAGGGCCTGCTCGCTGTTGGACTTTCGCCCTTTCCATGTCATGCCATCCATTGCCAGCGCGGCCCGGCGCAGCAACGCTTCCTGTGCTGGCACTTCCACCGGGATGGCCACGCCGAACTTGCCGGCGTAGAGGACCAGATCCTCTGCAGATGCGTAGCTTTCGGCGTCTGGCTTGCCGGTGCCGTCCTCAACAATGAGAGCCATGAATCATCTCGCTGTGTGTTTCAAAGATCGGGCGTCGGACAACCCGAAGCCCGAATTATTAAGCCTTGGGCAGCTCGGCGACGAGCTTTTCCAGGGATTCTTTCGATGCATTGGCGCGGTA